TGGAACTTGTCCTTCTGGCTTACCAGTAACTTCTGGGTCTGTTGGCGTTGGGGCAGGTGCAGGCTCAGAAGATGGCTCTCCCGCTGCATTACCCATAGATGCAACTTCATCAGCTCCGCTCTTACCAATTAGGATACCTGCAAGGGTTCCTGTGATAAAAGTAGCAATGCTTCCAAGAACATTGAAGAACATCTTGTCATTTTCTGACTGAGCGCCAATTGGCTGCGTTACGAACAGTAGGCCATACAAGATGCCGAATGCTGTAAAAAATAAAATCAAACCGAGGATAGCGCCAAGTAAAAACTTTAATCGGGCGTCTAGCTCAGCGGGAGTGTATCGAGTTCTACTCATTTGTACTTCCTGTTTCATCTAGTTTAACTAAATCGGATGGGCAAATCTGTGAGGCTGTGCAAACTGGTGGCTTGCACTCAGCTTTTTCCCAGTTAGCTGGGTCTTGACAAGGGTATCTAAACCCGCCGTCATATCCACAGCTTGAAAGAGCAAGAGCTAACGGTAAGGTTAGCATAAGTCGTTTTAACATTAGTCTTCATCCTTTGGATTTCTTAAAGGATACGTAATGGCCCACGCAACTAACGTGCCAATGATTGCGTATCCAACAACAGTTTTAGCTGATCCATCTAGAACTACCCAAGCAATAAACATGCCGAGTAGAGTCCATAGCTGGTCAATCATGTCTTTAATTATCTTAATCAAGGTTTACGTCTCCTAACGCCTCTTAGATCACCAGAAGCGCCGCCGCCTCCAGAACTTCCTCCGCCGGTTGACCCACCTGTTGTGGTTCCTCCCGCCGCTGCTACCGCGTTCATAGCAGCTCCAGCAGCAATAACTGCAGCAACTACCATCTCTTGTGCTTCTTCACGTTCTTCTGTGGACATATCGGCACCAATACTGCCTAGAGCTTGGAGTGCTTGTCCTGGGTCGCTAAATATTGCGCCAATTAGTTCTGATGGGTTCTCTAGTAAAACGAGAGCCGCAGCAACGTCTGCTGTAATTATAACTTCGTTACCGTTCTCATCCTGTCTAACCTCAACAGGAGTATCTGCAGGTAGGTCCTTGTACTCAAGTCCAGCAGCAGCAATTGCTTCAGAAGTAACAGCCTCTCCGGGAGCAACAGATGCAATTAGAGCCTCAGCTACAACAGCCTTCTCTTCACTTGTTAACTTGCCATCGGCCATTGCGTCCTTGACAGCTTCTGCTACAGTAGTCTCCTCATTAACAGGAGGTTCTAATGGTTCTGTGGACGGATTTTCTTGCTCTGTTTCTGGTGACTCTGGTTCTGGTGTTGATTCCTCGGGTGTTTCAACTTCCGAAGGAGTCTCCTCGTCTTCTACGGCTGGCTCTTCGGGGGCTTCCTCTTGTGGTTGCTCTTCTGTGGGTTCTGATGGCTCTTCTGTATCGGGCTCAGTAGATGAGTCTGTGGGTTGATCTTCGGAATCTTCAGGAAAATCTTCAGGATTCTCAGACTCGTCTGGAGTGTCTGAAGGAGTGTCATCTTCAGGAGTATCCACTGGTTCCTCTTCCGGATTTTCTGTTTCCTCTTCAGAAGGCTCTTCAGGAGTCTCTGGAACAACTGGCTCCTCTACAGGATCAGGTGAAACGGGATCATCTGAAGGCGCAGGCTCAGCTGGCTCAGAAGGCTCTGTCGGAGTCGGTTCCTGAGGCTGGGTCTCTGGCTGAGGCTGAGGCAAAGGAGAAGGCTCGGGCTGAGGCTCGGGCTGCGGCTCTGGCGAAGGGGTGGGGCTGGGTTCTGGGAGTGGAGAAGGAGTAGGTTCTGGTGAAGGTTCGGGTGTTGGCTGTGGTTGTGGCTCTGGTTGGGGCTGTGGCACTGGCTCTGGTTGTGGTGCGGGAGTTGGCGAAGGCTCTGGAAGAGGCTGAGGTTGAGGCGTAGGTTCTGGCGCTGGAGTTGGTTGTGGTTCTGGTGCAGGTGTAGGAGCAGGTTCAGGTTGTGGTGTTGGTGTAGGAGTTGGTTCTGGAACAGGTTCAGGGGTAGGAGTAGGTGATGGAGGCTCTGGCTGTGGTGTTGGTTCCACTGGTTGTGGCTCTACTGGTGTGGGCGTTGGATCGACAGGAACGGGAGTAGGTTCAGGTGTCGGAATTGGTTCTGGGGTTGGTGTTGGGGTTGGCTCTGGGGTTGGCGTTGGTGTTGGTTCTGGCGTTGGTTCTGGTGTGGGTGTGGGAGTCGGAGTGGGCTGAGGTTCAGGAGCGGGCTCAGGTTGAGGAGTAGGTTCTGGCGTTGGTGTTGGCTCTGGAGTTGGTGTAGGTGTAGGTGTAGGTGTGGGTTCTGGAGCAGGTGGCGGAGTAGGCTCAACAACTGGTTCAGGGGTTAACTCAATAGGTGCAGTAACTTGAGTAACGCCCGCTTGTTCAAGTGTTACGATCGTTCCGTTTTGTAATCTAGCGCCTGTGCGCTCATTGCCTTGTAAAGGTCCATCTACAGAGTATGTGTATGAAACATTTCCGTCTGTAAGAATCTGCGCAGTAATAACAATTTGGGTTGTAGCACCAGTCATAGATCCAAATGGGCGATACTTTCCATCTACCTGAAACCCGCCCTCTGATGTGCGAATAATGAAGTGCGTATCAGGCATATGATTTGGCAAAGCCCACCAGTCTTTAGACTCAATAGAAATAGATGGCGTACTTGGGTATGTCCAATAAGTGCCATCTGCTTGACCAAAAGTTATTACAGAGTTCGTAGTAGCAAACACATCTGTATACTCAACACCGTTAAATAAAACTGTAGTGGTCAAAGGGATTCTGTAAGAAGTATCATCTCCTCCGCCAGTTACAGTTTCAACTACTACAGGTGGTGGAGTCGGAGATGGAGTTAATGATGGAGTCTCTTGCGTTGTTGGTTGTGTTTGTGTTGGGCTACTTGGTGTCGTGGATGCAGTGGTATCAGCCGGAGTATCGGAAGGTGCTGGTTCAGAAGTCGTTGTTGTTGTTACAACGGGATCAGGTTGCGAAGTTGGAGTCGGATTTGAAGAAGGCTCGCTCGAAGGCGCAGGCGATGGAGCTGGACTTTGCTCGACAGTCGGAGAAGACTCAGAAGTGGGCGAAGGAGAAGGTTGAGGGGTTAATGTCGGAGTTGCCTCAGCAGAACTTGTCGTACTGGAAGTTTGAGGGTCCGAAGTTGCAGGCGCGGGTGTTAGAACTGGAGTCGCAATTGGAACAGTTGCGGTCGAAGACTCTGTGGAAAGATTAGTAGATGTCTGAGAAGGAGCGGGATCCGCAGTCGTGGTTGCAGGTTGAGTCTCGGAAGGCGATGGAGTTGTCTCTTCAGCGATTGCAGGAGTCATCGAAAGAAGCAGATAAATAAAAGCTGCTCCTAAGATAAAAGATACTTTTTGTATTGCCCCGTGTAGTGCTGCGAATAGACGCAGTGTGTTTATAGTTCTCTCCTAAACTAGTTATTTCTAGTTTAGCAAAGTAATTTCACCTGTCGGGTCAAAGATCTCTAGCGCTTTTATTTTTAACTCGTTACTCATCTTACGAGCATGATGACCGCAAAACATAAGCTCACCGTGTAGAAAAGTTGCAATTACAGAAGCAGCAGCACTGCAAGAGTCACAGCGATCATTAGCAGTTAATTCTCTAGTTACTACAGATGTTTCTGTCATTACCGCTCCTTTGTTAGTATAGGAGCAGTTTACCCACATGCTCAGGTGCTGACTTACTATTTGATAGAAATCTTTCGAGCCTTCTTGTTCTCTGGGATTTCACGCTCTAATGAGACCTTCAAAATACCGTCAGCCATAGATGCTGACAGCACCTTCATATCGCCGGACAAAATGAACTTCTGCTCGAAGTCACGTCCTGCGATACCCTTATGAAGGTATTCACCATCTGCGGAGTCTTTGCTTCCGGTGATAGTAAGTATGTTTTCTTTTAACTCAACGCCGATTTCAGATTTTGAAAAACCTGCGGCTGCTACTTCAATAACGTACTTATCATCTTCAAGTGACAAGATGTTGTACGGAGGGTAAGTAGGCTTTGTTGATTTACGAAGCTCTTCCATAACACGGAAGGGGTGGTCGAACCCAATAGTCCAAGATTGTAAAAACGGAGTTAATAGTGCAAATGGATCTGCGGGTGTTGTAGGTCTTGGTTTGTTGTTTTCCCACTGTTCATAATGTGGGTATTTATTTCCAGGCATAGGCAAATGAGCCATAGTTCTCTCCTTAGACGAGACTAGTTATATCAACTCCCATTCGGCGAGTCGTAGGTATAACTATATCAAAGAGAGTTTTATTCCTTCTCTGAAGCTCGCATATCTTTTTCGAGCTTCTTACCCTCTTTGCGGTTTCTACGTCGCTGTGAAGGGCCTACAGAGGGTCCTAAGACCGAAGTCTTTAAGAACTCGTCAGTTGACTTGTTGGTAGGGATAAACTGCCCTGGACCTTGATAATTAGTCATTACTGACCTCCTAAATACTTTTTGCGGTTTTCTGAAAACTTAGATTGATTAACAGCAGCCTCACGAACTTCAGGGCTGGCTTTATCCATACCTTCTGAAGATTGGCGTGCAAGATGAACTTGATAGTCAAACTCTTCTTGACGTTTAGATCGAGGGTCTTGCTGTCTATTAATCATTATTCACCGCGTTCTTGGCGGCGGGCTTCTTCTCTGTCAGCAGTTCTTGTTTTGCTAGCTTTTCTAGCCTTTATGTTACCTGCAGCAGCTACGGACTCTGCTAGACGTGCTTTTGAATTTTTAAGCATGTCTCCAGCTGTGCCCTTGTTATAACCACTTCTATTGAAGTGTTCCATTGCAGCTTTGTTAGTGTCGTGATCCAAAGGCTCGCTAGGGGTTTTGTTGGTAGAAAGAATTTCGCGTGATAGGTTGTGCATCTTTGGAGTGTTGCTATCCCACTGCCCAGTGTCTTGTTGGTATCTCATTTCTCATTCTCCTTCTTGCCTGCACGGCGCTTGTTCTCTTTAGCTGTGTTCTTACTTCTAGAGATAGCGCGAAGGTTACCTTTAGAGTCATTATTGTGATTGTTGTCCTTGTGGTCAACAGTCGTGTTCTTAGACTTAATCTTTCCGTTCTTTGACTCGTAATCTGCGCGAGCCTTGTTCTTAGAGGTAGTAACCCACTTATCGCCTACTTTTTTCTTGTAGACGTAAATAGGGCGGCCGCCATTAGCGTCGCTGCCCTTGTAGGGGCCAAACTTCTTTGTCTCAGCCATTACTTCTTCTTTTTCTTTGCAGCGTTCATGTTGTCAACAAGATTAGGGTATGGGCGTCCTGCAGCCTTAGCGCGTGCCTTAGCAGCAGACTTCTTAGCTGGAGTCAACTTCTTATCCTTACCTGTAGGATCTTTCTTTTCCCAAACTGGTTTTTCTTTAGCCATTATCGCCCCGTATCAATGTACTCGGACTGATAGCTAGCTTCACGTGATGGTCTGATGGCTGGCTCAGATGGAGAGGTTGTCATGTTAGATGAACCCATTTTAAATGCGGCTGTTCTTCCTGCATAACTTGCTGCAGTTTGTCCAACTTTACCTGCGCCTGCCTTTGCGGCAGCGCCTCCTGCAACTCGTCCTGCTAATGCTGCTACTGCTGGAATCATTTGTTACCTCGCATCCATATTGCGCTTGGATCGGTTGAGAAGATCCGATGCACGTTCAGAAACATTATAGCGTTGATAAGATGGTCGTGGCCCAGAGAACATACCAACATTCACATTACGAATGTCTTCTGCCTTCTTGACGGTCTTCTTAGCTGTGACTTTCTTCTTAGCTGGCGGAGCCTTTTTCGAAGGACGTTTTTGAGGCGATACACCCTTTGGTTGTTGGTTCTTGTCAGGACCAAATGCTCGTTGAGCTCTAGTGCGCCCTACTGCTGGATCGTGCATTAGCAGTCCCAAGCACGAAGAGATTTGTTAATGCGTGAGTTTGGATCTTTAGCTGTCTTTGAAGAAGTGTTTTGCTTCTTCATTCCTTCCATGCGTGCGCAGAATGACTTACGACGCGCAGCAGACTTTGGGGACTTCTTAGCTTGTTCACGTTTGACGGGTGGCTTAAGATCGCTACCAGGGTTCGAACGTTCGTACGACTTACGTCCTTTTTCGTTAAGACCACCTTTAGCATTTTTGCCTTCCTTGCGTGTCCAGGCTTCTGATTTTGCCATTACTCTAACACCTCTTTAATTTTATTAACGACGCGGTCTTTCATGGTCGACTTCTGTGCGGGTTGCTGATGAATCGCAAGTGCCATGTCCTCATGCTTTGTTAACTCAGGAGAATCAGCTTCTACGCGTACACGAGCTGTACGGTAGGAATCTAAATCAATTACACGTTTTGGATCATAGGCGCGATTAGCAGGCATAGATTAAAGTGTACGCTTCTTCTCGGATCTACTCATGACATACTGAGCATAGGCTATAGAAAGTAGAGAATTAAGGTTTCCCGCAGAATCTGGATGCTCAGCTAAAAAGTGATTCTTCCACTCCACAGGCCCAAACTTACGGTCCCCACAGCCATTATTGATGTCATCGTAGACGATCTTGGCAAACCGAGAGACCTTGGACGGCCCATCTAGCTCATCAAATAACCAAGTTAAGAAGTTCACGCAAAGAAGTATGACAAGGCTACTGCATTAAAAAAGGCTGACCTTCAAAAAAATTTTAGACACCCCTACTGATCCCACATCGGACTGGGACGCTTCCACAGATTTATTGTGAACAAGACGTGGCCGCGTATTACAAACTCTAGAAGCAATTGCCTAGTCTTGAACTCACGATCCATCCTATACAGGCGGAACACACCAGTACGCTTCATGTACCGCCGCAAATACTCTTCTAGGCCTTCATCATCAAAGTCATCAAAATCTTCCATTCCCCCACTATACACGGCTACTGCCTTCCCCCACCATACATTAGGTACCCGTGAAGCCTGGTGGCCTGCTCTGACCAGTCATGACTTAACCCTGGGGGGTCTGGTCATGACCATAAAGTGCAGAGCCTGTGGATAACTTCGTTACCAAATATTTATCGTGTCGCGCTGGTGTGTGGCGTGCGCTTGCCCTATCTTTATCTCGTGGGCATAAGGGCTCACACTTAGACGGGGGATAACAATGTCAATAACACTCACACACCGCATGATTAACAACCATAGCCATAGCATGTCCGACTTCTATCGCACTAGCGAAACCATGCTTGATGCTGATGTATCACGCACCATGGATAATCAGGGCGCGTATGATGTAGCGCAGGCAACACTATTAGTAATCGCAACAATGGAGGCGGAAGGGCGGGACGACATTGCTTACGCTATCTCCAAGCCTCATAAGTTTCCTGAGTATTGGATACCAGCCCTAGCCGTAAACGGCAAACTATACAACCACTATGGGAACCGCCTATGGAACGCGCTCAATGAATTGTGGGACTTTGACATAGCAGACGATTACCTCACCTTCTCACTCAAGGACAAGGACGAGGACGAGGGGGACGAGTGATGACCGAGTTTGTAATCGTGTGCCAGCACTGCTGGAAAGGCACTAAGTATGATGCGTTATCAGTAGTGGAAGGGCTCCCATGCGATAAGTGCGGTGGCATCTTATAACAATTAAATAACAATTTTATCCACAGGTTTATCCACAGCCTGTGGATAAGTTTGTGTTGGTGCGTATGTGTGTATGGCTATGGCTAATACACACGCTCCATACGCACCAACACAAACAACCCGCCCTGTGGATAACTGTGTTACACAATAGTTACCATGTCGTATGGGGCATTTACTAGGGCTATCCAATAGAGTTAAGGCATGAGAAAGAAAGGGGGTGAGAACATGACTAGAGACCAGATTATTGAAGTACTACTTGCAGATAAGGTGACTTTCACAATTACCTGCGACCTGAACCCTGATGATAAGCCAATGGAGTTAAAACTAACACCATCACGCGCACAGGAGTTTGTCGCACATCTTGAAACAGTAGCGGGGCACATGATGACGGACTTACGCGAAACCGCGAAAGCCACAGGTATTAGCCTTTAGAGGCTCACGGGGGCGGGGCAACTCGCCCCCACACTTAACAACTATTAGAAGGGACATCACATGACAACTACCACAACAGTACGCGACACAGTGCGCATCACTGTCAAAACCACTAAGGGGACTATCACCCCCGAGCAACTCAAGGAGTTGCTAGAACAAATGTCTTAGCACCCCCGCTAAGCAATAGCCCTAACGCTCTCCGTCAGCGTTAGGGCTAGCTTTGTTTGTGTTGGGGCTTATTGGCTGGGCTGGTATAGCATCGCAAGCAGCTATACCAAGCCAATAAGCCCCAACACAAACAACCAGGGCCTGTCCACAGGCTTGCACCGGAATCTGTGGATAACTATGTTATGAGAAAGTAATAAGAAATAGCCCTAGCGCACTATGAGATAAGACTACCCAATGTCATAATGGGAGATGCGAGAGCAACACCGCGCTCGCACTTTATGAGGGGAATCTCATGGCACACGCACTAGAGGGGCAAAACGGCGAATACGCCTTTGCCTTGCGCGGTGAGCCCGCTTGGCATGGACTGGGTACAGTCTTTGACCAAAACGCGGACATTCACACCGCCGACATGCTACGCCTTGCCCATTTAGCGGACTGGAATGTGGCTGTTGAGCCTGTTCTAGTTCCTGAGGGGTATCGCGCTATTGGTGACAATTTCATGGTCACACGCACTAATCCATTCGACGCTGGCACAGATGTGCTGGCCTTTGTGGGCAAGAAATACCGCCCATTCCAAAACGAATCTCTTTTTGAGTTCGCCGATAACATTCTAGACGGCGGGGCATCATGGGAATCGGCTGGCTCAATCAAGGACGGGCGCATTGTGTTCGGCTCTATGGTTATTCCTCGCGAGTTTATTCTAGACCCGCAAGGCGCGAATGATAAGACTGTCACTTATCTCCTCGTACACACCGCGCACGACGGCTCTTCAAGCGTGCAAGCGAACATCACACCAGTTAGAGTCGTTTGCCAAAACACTCTTAACATGGCATTGAACGGCTCTAAGCAGTCTTTCAAGATTCGCCACACTAGTGGCACACAGGCTCGCGTGGACGAGGCTCGTCGTGTGCTAGGCCTAACATTCGGCCACATGGACAATTTCGAGGCTATCTCTCGCCAGTTGTTCGAGGTGTCAATCGACAATAAAAAGTTCCATGACATCATCACCGCTGTTTATCCTATGCCAGATGCTTCTGCTGGCAAGGCTTCCATGACTAAGTGGGAATCTAAGGTGGATTTAATCACCGACATTTATCACCAGTCACCTACGATGACTAACATCAAGGGCACAGCATGGGGCGCGCTTAACGCCATGACTGAGCGCCTAGATTACTTCCGCGCATCACGCACCACAGACGGGTCTGCACTAATCGGCGCGGCTAGTGGGTTCGACCCTTCTACTAATGCGGAAAAGGCTCTTATCCTATCCGCGGTCAAGGAGTTAGCGGGTATCTAATTCGCTAATATAAATAAGCCCCTCGCGCTTCCCCGCGAGGGGCTTATTGTTTGTGTTGGGGCTATGGGCTGCGGAGGGAAACGACGCGCCCTTAGCCCATA